AATTCTCTACCTGTAAAATCTCTGTCTGCATATTCTCGACCAACAAAACGAACATCTATTGTTTTCTCGTGTAGTTTAAGATAATCTAACAAATCTTTCTCTGTTTCGTATGGTACAATCTCATCTACATACTTACAAGCGGACAATTGTACATATCGTTCCACGATACTCTGTACAGGTTTATTCTTTTCTTCTCTATCAACACTTGGGTCAGACTGCAGACCTACAATCAGATAGTCGCAGTTTGCTTTACATTCTTTTAACATCGCTACATGTCCAGCATGAAACAAATCAAATGTTGAACAAGTGAAACCAATTCTTGGTTTAGGTTTAGGTATGTTATTTAAATTTGACATTGGCCATTATCTCCGTTAGACATGCAACAGTATTTAGTTCGTGGTCTGCAACAAAGGCGTTCTTATATTGATAGTCTGCAAGTATAAGAACGAGTTGAGGTATAGATGAACCATCTACAACTTCTTCCATCTTGTCATAGACATTTCGTATAATGACAGAAAAATCTACATCAATATTGTTTGCAACCCATTGTCGCATTTTCTTAAAGTCTTTCTCTTTCAAGAAACCGAATAAGTTATTATAGTTTGTATCTGATAAGTTGTCAAGAACACCAGAGTCGATTGTACCACTAATAGAATATCTTTGTAGTTCATTGAGTACTCTACGCCAATCAGGACAATATTTCATTATCAGTTCGGCAATAACTTTCTTATCAAATGTTACTCCTTCATCAGTAAGAATAGTTGAAACTCTATCCATAAACTGACCTGCAAGATTGACCATTTGTTTTTTAGTTGTATTAAACTCATACAGACTACAACGAGAGTGTAGTGGTTCTATGATTCTGTTCTTGAAATTACAAGTTAGAATGAATCTGCAATTGTTTGAGAATTCTTCAATGAATCCTCTCAATGCAGGTTGAGTTGACTGTGCATTAAGATAATCTGCCTCATCTAGTATAACAACTTTGTAACCACCTTGAAGTGATACAGTACTTGCAAACTGTTTGATTTTGTTTCTTAATGTGTCAATGTTACCTTCTTCGGAACCATTGACTAAAAGATAATCTAATTGTAGTTCATTACAGATGGCCTTGGCGACGGTAGTTTTACCGAGGCCAGCACCACCTGTAAAGAGCATATTAGGTATTTCTTTGTTTTCAACAATTTTGATAAAAGTATTTTTGAGATTATCTGGTAGAATAACATCAGATATTCTCTTCGGTCGATACTTCTCGACCCACAAAAATTCACTTGACATAATATAGTTCTTATCATAAAATTATTAATCTTCAACAGTCATAGCGTCTTGTTGTTCTCTTGATTCAATGATTTGAATCATTTGAACACACTGGTCTCTTAAGGCGCCAATAGTTGAAAACTCCTCGCCTTTGAAACCACCACGTTGTGCGACTGCATCAACGACTGCAATAGAACTTCTTGATACTCTGTTTGCAAGATTTACTAATTGTTCTACTTGTGCATCTGGTTTATCTTTTGCCATCATTATCCTCCATAATTAGATGTTTTTTCAAGTGCTATCCAATATTGGATATCTTTTGATTTATTTTTAAAGTTTGATATAAATTTAGAAGAAATATTTACATCATAATCACCTGCCACTATTTTCAAGTTCTCTATATTTAGTATGAACTTAAAGTTTTCAGAATCACAACTACCTGCAACATCAATGTTATAAGAGTTTGCAGTTGCATTATCATTTTCTGATATAGATAGATTTATTGAACCACCTTTTGCAGTAATAATTAAATCTCTATAACCAAGTGCAGATGAGGCACTTCTTAGTTTAGATAGTGTCTTTTCATCTAGTGTAAACTTTACTTCTGCTTCTGGCATTGTAATATCTTTTTCTGAAGTAGTGATAGTATCTGGTGATGAAAAGAAATACTTAACACCTGATAGACCACTTGCATCTTTGATTGTTACAAAGTTTTCATTAAACTCTAGATTTGGTTTATCTACGAGTGAAAGAACACTAATAAACTGGTTCAAATCATAGATAGCGAATTGACTAGGGAATTCAACATCAACATGTGCCCTTTTCAAAACATTTCTTGCTTCAGATATAGTTCTAATTTCATTACCAGGCTTAATCAGTATGTTCTGATTTATGGTAGAAAAATTTCGCAATACCTGAAGAACGTTTTCATTTAGTTCCATAATATACTCCTTAAATTAATTCTCTTATTATAACAGTTATTGTTCACTTTGTAAATATGTTTTTATTTTACTAAAGTTTTTCTCTTTATGAAATTCAATCTTGTCGTCAAATTTGCCATCAAGAATATCTCCTTTGTGTGATATCACAAATATATTACTATCATCTGGTAGTGTATGAAGTATCTTAAATAGATTTTCTACACCATCATAGTCAAGACTTGAATCAAATGTTTCATCAAGTATCAATAGATTTGTTGATACAGAGTTTTTCATTTTGGCAATTTGACGCCAAGTAAACAATAAAGAAAGGTCGATTCTTTGTTTCTCGCCTTCAGAGAATGAGTCGTAACTAAAATCATCTCTATGTCTTGAACGAATAGTTTCTTTAAATGATTCGTCTAGGTCAAAGTGTACAAAGAAATCTAATACTTGAAGATACTGGTTAGTCAATTTATTAATGACTGGAAGATATTGTTTGATAATTTTCGTCTTTATACCAGTATCTTTAAGTAACTCTGCGATAACTTGATTGTAAGAATAACTGTCGAAGATATTCAGTTTATCTTCAGTTGTCTTATCTTTATTCTTATTCAAGGTATCTAAATCTGTTCGTGCCTGTTGTAGGTCTGCAATCGCAGTACTAGACAGGTCATCATCAATGTCTGTTATTTCTTTTTGCAGAGTCTTTATCATCTTATTGTTTGAGTTGATAGTACTCTGATTGTTTCTCATTTCTGTTAAGTTAAGATTAACGCCTTCGATTGTATCACCAATACTCTTTTCTTGTTCCGTAGCATTGTCGTACGCCGTTTGGAATTCTTTTGCCTTATCTTTGGCGTTGCTAATCTTCTCATCTCTTAACTCCTGACTTATATCTTGAGAACAGGTAGGACATTCTTCGTTCTCTTCGTAGAACTTTGTGTCCTTAGCCAATGTTTTCATTTGTGTTTTAAATTGGTGTGTGTAAGATAATAGTGTTTGTCTTTTGTCTTGTAGTTTCTGTAATTCGTCTTGTAGTTCTGGTAGTTTCGTTTCGATTATTTCTGATAGTTTTATATTTTCGTCTTGTAGTGTTTCTACTTCTGTTTGTTTATTCTTCTTGGTATTTTCTTTTGATTTAATATTCTGTTCAGTAAGTATCTGTACGTCTTTGATATACTTGTTCTGTGTGTCTATCTTTGCCTTGATAATCTCTATCTTATTCGTTAATTCGTTTAATTCGTTCTTGAGTGCAGACTGTTTTTCTTTCAGTAATACATTCATTTTAGAGAATACATTAATGTCTAGTAAGTCCTCTATTACGAACTTTCGGTCTGTGTTGGACAGTTGCATGAAAGGAATAAAAGAAGAACTACCCAACACGACCACCTGATGAAAGGATTTATGATTTAGTTTCAAGATGTTTTGTTCTAAAATCTTTTGATAGTCTTTGGCGTGAGAAGATTGATTGATTAGTGTACCAGATTTCCATATCTCAAACAGATTAGGGTTGATACCTCGTACTACTCTGTAAGTAGACGAACCGATACTAAACTCTGCTTCAACAACACAATCTTTTCTATTAATAGAGTTTATTATCTGTTTCTTCTGTATGTTTCTGTGAGGTTTACCAAAGAGTGCAAATGATAGTGCATCTAACATAGTAGATTTACCTGCACCATTTTGTCCGACTACGAGTGTTGTCTTACTCTTTGTAAAATCTATCTCGGTGAAACTATTGCCAGTTGACAAAAAGTTTTTATACTTAATTGACTTGAAAATTATCATAATTAAATTATACTAAATTTATTCGGAAAAGTCAAGAAGTTATTAGGCAAATTCTAATGATTGTGCCTCGTTCATCAGTTCTCTCATTTCTGATTTGATTCTCTCTTTGTCAAGTTCGGTATTAACATTATCAATGTATTCATCAACTAACTTGAATGTATCGTCTAGTGTAATGCCCTCATCATCAACATTACTACCAAGAAACTCACTAAAGTTTTCTGCAATCTTCAGTTCGTGTATCTTTTCATTCTGTATTCTATCAATGAATCTATCAAAAATAAATCCGTCTGACTTATTGACTACAACAACCATAACAAACTTGTTTCTCAATATAGAGGTATCAAAGTCTACATAATCTTGTTTCTTGTCATCATAGTATATCTTGTGATAGAGAGTATGTGGATTGAGAATCTTTTCTATCTCTCTTGTTTCTGTATCTAATATGTGAAAGTATTTTGGGTCGTGTGCATCATTCCATGTGAACTCCATTTGAGTACCAAGATACCATATATTATCTCTACGAGATGAACAATGATAGTGGCCTGTCAATACTAACTCAAATCTTTTGAATAGTTTAGGGTCCATACCATCATGTGATACGACACCACGAAGTACTTCAAAACCATTCAGTTCTAAATGACCACCCAACCAATCTGCTTCACAAGTCTTAACAAACTCAATTGATTGTTCATAGTTTTCTGGACATATCCATGGTAACATCGCCATCTTGAGTGAACCATACTCTTTAACTTCTGGTTCCATAATGATATTCACTTCGTTCATATAATGACCAAGACATTCTTTGAGTGAGTTCAAGTCGTTTGTGTTCTTGTAATACACATCATGATTGCCTGGAATAATATCCATGGTCATCTTTCTTTCTCTTAATATGTTGAGAAAGTTTTTTCTGTTGTGTGTTAATGCACGAAAGTTGACAAACTTTCTATGGTCATAATAATCACCAAGATGTATTATGTGTGTAATACCTTCTTCTTCGCATTTAGGAAAGAATACTTTTTCATAGAATTCTTCTGCATTATCCAAATAGATTTCAGAAGCATTACGAACACCTACATGTGTGTCGTTTAAAATAGCGATACGCATTATAAAAACTCACTTAGGTCAGAGTCGGCGTGTACCGTTCTTTTCTTTCTTGTTTTCTTCTCTTTAACTATATAGTCTTTTAGTGCCTTATCAGTTTCTTTAACTCTATCTATACGAGATTGTAAAACGTTTACATAGTGTGTTAATGCTTGTGAACTCTCTGTATCGGTACCCATACCCTCTGCAATAAAATCTTCAACACCAGACTCTGCAATAAACTTGAACTTAACATCTTGTTGTTTCTTTTCTTTTGCAATTCTTCGTAGAAAAGCATACCATATTATCTGTGTGAAATATGCAAATGCATTAGGATTACCTGTACGAGTGGCCGCATCTATGTCATAATTCATAATTGCTTTTAGACAGTTTTCTACACCGTCCATAACCATTTCTTCACGATAAGTGTAACCTACAAAGTTTGCTTTGTGTGATAGACCCTCTGCGATTCTCATAAAACACATTGCAACATAATCAGGTATAATTGGTGCTTGATTACTTCTATTCTTCTTTGAGTCGTGTACTAGTTTTACATAATCAACGACTGCTTGTGAGAAGTCTTTGTTGTTTACATAATGTGCGTGGTGTTTGTTTCTTCTCATCTCAATCGACCCACCCATGTCCTTGTCTTAAATGCCAGAACTTATGAGTAAATCGTTCCCATAATAATCCGAGTAAAGTATGTGAGGAATATGTTCCTTCTTTACATTTATAAATCCACATAATAAATTCCTTTGTTATATCAATACATTATATAAGATTTGCT